GTTCTGCCGCACGGGACGCGAGCAGGTTTGTCGGTACGGATGGCGAATTCTTGCCGCTCGCGGATTCTGAAACAGTTGCGGCAGCCCGCAATTCGAGGTTGATTCCTGACAGGCGTAGGGCTGCCAGTGCGTACTTCCAGCAGTCCAAGGCTTCGTTGCGTGGGCGGATTTGCTGCCACTCGGCATAGGGGCGAGTGCCGCGCATTTTGGTGACGAGCTTTTCGGCGGTTAGCTGCGCGAAATACTCGTCATCGAAGCTGGCGTCGTTCGGAAAATGGATATATGCCGGGCCGGGCGCGGTGATCTTGAGGCGCGAATAGATCAGCGCTTTAGCCTGATCGTCTCCGACGAGGTGCACCATGATTCCCTTTTTTCGCTGGCGTCGCAGACGCATGCGGCGCGTTTTTTCGTCTTCGACAAGCGGCACGCCTGGCCCTGCCCTGCCCTTGACGGCTAACGCCCATCGCCGTTTTTCAACGTAGGCGTAGACCATGCTGGTGTTGTATCCGGAGTCAATTGCCACAGCCTGAGGCCCCCAGTGTTGCAGTTCATCATCGAGCATTTGCCAGACTGCCGGCTGTGCGGTGTCGCCTGGCAGGATGCGGTGTTCAAGCGTCCATGCTTCTTCACCAACACCCCAGTCAACCACTGTGCACTCCAGCCGATCTTTTTGCACGTCAACGCCAGCGGTGCGCACGAGTTGGCGCGGCAGTTCCTCGTAGTCCTCCAGCCGCGTCAGCAGTCCCGTCGGGTCGACTTGGTCGCCATGCTCTTCCCAACATTCGCCCAAATGCGTGTTGACGAAGGTGCGCAGAGTGCCGGGAGACTTGACTGCGGACTGCCATTCCTCGACAAGATCGCGCCAGGATGGGCCAAGGCCGATTGGCGCATAGAGTGCGCTGATGTGATAGCCGCGTGAGCTGCGCTCTGGATTAGTAGCAATCCAGCGCCCGTCCCGTAGCATCGTCGGCTTCTGGTGTTCGTGGATCGGTTGCGCACAATTGGCGCAGACGTACCAGGCGTCGAGGCCGGAAGAGTCGCTTGTCCACTTTATGCCGTGCGCCGCTTCCGCGCCACCCCATTCGAGCGGCTGGTAGTGTCCGCAATGCGGACAGGGCACATGATAGCGCCGCTGATCTGTTTCTGCGTGGCCGCGCTCGATCATGCTTTCGCCCTTGACGGTCGGCGTGCTGATAAATAGCCGCTTCGCGCGGGCAAATGCCTTGGTACGCCCCTTCGCTAGCGCAACCGGGTCGCCTTCTGCGCCGATTTCAGGCGGAAAGCGGTCGAGATCGTCCATGATCAAGTAACGCACTGAGCGTTGCGCGTAGCTGTTCGGCGAGTTTCCGCCGGCCAGGAACAGCACGCCTCCGGGAAAATCGATCATGTCTTTGCTGTTTGCCGCGTCGCGTGAGCGCTGGCCGCCAAGCAACTCGCGGATAACCGGCGTCTCCTGGATCAGCGGGTTTAACTTCTGCGCTTTCCATGCGTCTCTGCTGTCAAGTGTCGGCATCAGCACCATGACAGGCGCCGGAGCATGATCCATGCAGTAGCCTAAAAAGTTGACGGTGGCCTCTGTCACGCCAACCTGTGACGACTTCATCACCCAGATATCGGTTACTCGACTTGATGCCGACAGGCAATCCATAATTTCGCGCAATATCGGATTGCGCGCGGTGCGCCATCTGCCGCGCTCGCCGGCTTGCTTTCCGGACAGCTCGCGGTGTTCGTCCGCCCATTGTGATACCAGCAGGGCACGGCGCGGTGCAAGCGCGGCAGCCATGGTGGACAGGCAATGGGCTATGGTTGCGGTCATTTTTGGGTAACTGTGCGCAACTGGCGCTCGATGGCATGGCCAATGTCCAGCAAGACGGTGCGGCACGCATCTGTAAGCAGTGCCTGGACTTCGTGAATGTCCGATACGGCGCAGATGATCGGCGCTTGCTGATCAGGGAATACGTCCATCAGTGAGCGCACTTGAGCGCCGACAAAACGCAGCACAGAATCGACGTCATCACGCGGGATCAGGTTTCCAATTAGCGTTTCATATTCGGCTTTTGCGGTGAGGGCTGCATATTTTTCCTTGATAGCGCGGTGCGCCTGGTAGTTTCCGCCAATCTCTTCGTCTTCGATTCCTGAGTCAGATGCGCCGCCGTTCGCGCGATTACGTGCGTGCCTTGCAGCAACATCCGGACGCCCTCCACCAGTTTGTTCGATTCGCTTGAGAGATTCCGATACCTTTACTTTGGCAGACCTTCCAGTCCCTTCGAGAATCAAGCGGCCATCGTGCAATAGCTGCGTCACATAACTTGGAGACTGCCCAATTCTCGTTGCAAACTCGCGTTTGCTGACCAGTTCAGTCATCGTGCTGTGCTAACGGCCTGCCGCCAAGCGCGCCGGAATTCTTCATCGAATCGCCGGTCGACAATTTCTTTTCCAGTTCCATAGAAATCGTAAACCGCGTTGTAAACAGGGCGCCTGACAAACATCAGAATTGGAGCAAGCGTGCTCCCGGGCGCTTCCTGCCATATTCCCGGGTAAAGCTTGGATTTACGATCATTTACGGGAACAACAAAATACTGGCGCTGCTGCTTGGAGGCCTTCGCCCGATATTTATCCGTTGCATTCATTCTTTTTGAATTCAGCGCAGAATTTCCAAATGTCCGAAAATAACTGAGTATCTGAACGATCTGACCGCGGCTCATGTTTCCGTATGCGTCAAGTTTCGCCTCCTTTCCGGGCACGGTGTACAAACCAGCCGGAAGAATTCCTGCAGTGCGGAGCATATATTCTGATCGCTTGTAATTGCGCGGAGTGCGGCCAGACTTTCCGAGATTTGGCGCCAGATATTCGGATGCCGGCACGCCTCTGCTTCTATCTTTTAGTCCAACCGTCGCTGTAAGGTTGTTTTTATTCGAGCGGATAACGTAGGTTGCTTTAACTGTCTGCGGCTTTGGCCTGTCGAACTTTGAACCGATTGTTTTCCGCTGCTCATCGTCGATATCCTTTGCAACTGCGTTTATTGCCAGGCTTGTGGCGAACGGTATTTGTCGCGATTGGCCAGAAATCATCGCCTTAGCGCCGTCCATACCTTTTATGCTTACGCTGATTTGCATTAAATCATCATCCAAAACCCGCAAATTTTCAGTATGTGGAAAACCCACAGCCTAGAAATATCATGCACTCGAATTGACCCGCCCCTTGGAAAGTGCGGAAAGGACCCGCTCTTTTACAATAGACCTGCACTAATAAGCTTCCGGCGCTTGCGCAAGTAGCTTGCTGCGTTAGTTGCGCTTGGTGGTTTGTTTCCTGACTCTGTTTGCCTGCGCCACTTAGCAGACTTGCGGCATGACTCAGTGCAATACTTCTGATGTGTTGCAGCAACATCAAAGTCCTCATTGCACCACTGGCACTGACGCTTGATCGGCATGCGCATAGCGGATGCAAGTATTCTTGCCAGTTTATACTTTTTTGTTGCGCACTGTGTACAGCAATAGACTGGAATTCTGCTTCCCGCTTTAATCACTTGCACCCACTCTTTTCCGCATTCGCGATAGTTAATATACGGACGCCGGCGGGTGATTGCTTCGCCAGCTTCGCCATTGCTTCGCCGAGCACCGCCGGCGAACCGATAGCGCAGGGGTAACAAACCCACGGCATTGCTTCGCCGTGGTTGGTGTGCTAAACTTCCGGGCGTATGAGGTGGTATTTGACGGCGCTCCGGGTCCGAACCGGGCGTCGTTTTTTTTGGGCTTCATGGCTGCCCCGCGATCCCGGCGACGATGCGCTGGTACTCCGGCCAAAAGCGGGACTTGTGCAGAAAGATGTGAACGCCGACCTTTGCCATCGCCCCGGCTTCGATCAACTCTCGTTGGATCGGCTTGGTGTGGTAGTGCTCCAGTTCTCCGGTTTTGTGCCCTTCGGGTGCGGGAACGCCTCAGCCATTTGTTTAGTTGTCGCAAAATCTTTGGCATCCCGCCGAACTTGGGGCGGCTCATTATTTTCTGGCGCACCAGAGGCGGCTGAATGTTCAATAGCTTGAATTTCGTCTTCGTCAAACCACAAATCATTCCACGTAACCAAGTGGGGTTCGTCTGCCAAAAAGTAGAAATCTTTCCACGGCGCGCATTCCGGGTGTTTCAGATGAAAATCTTGTCCATCAATAGGCGCCAGAACGTCGGCATCAATGCGGCGAGAGTGTCCTATTGCCAGCAAATAACTGTTGCTATGGCAGAGCGCCCACATCTGGCAGGCGTTAAAGGTTCGCACAGAAAAACTTTCACCTGTTTCGCGGCAATCGAGAGTCCGATTCTCCGAACCGTCTGGAAAACTCTCGTCTGTGGTCACATACCAATGCGTATATTTGTCTCGTGTTGGGTAAGCATTGCCCTTCCATCCTCCAGCCATTACGAAGGCTGTAAGCTTGCTCTGTGCTACAAGTAGCATGACGCCTGCTTTAGAGCGTTTTAGGGCTTTTGCGGCTTGTTTTAGGTTAATCACCTTGTAATGCTTTCCGTAACTGTTTGGGTGTGCGGGCAGGTCTATAAGGATAGGGAATCGCGACTTCCAGGTCGCGTACTACTCAAATGAAAAAACTCGTTCAGTTGTCCTCTTTTCTAATTCGTCTTAAGTAATCCGGCGCTAGCGATACCGGCCCCCCTTCCCGGCGTGCCCAGGAACGGCACGTTCCTCGATCCTCAACGATGCGCGCAAGATGCCTAGTCCGCGTCTTAATTGTTGCCGCGTCAGGTTCGAATCGCTGGCGATGTCCTCTAGCGAGTTGGCGCTGTGGTAGCGCGCTTGAGCGCTAGTTCTCGCATCAGCTCCTCCTGTTGTGTCGCGTGATCGGAGAAGTCCATCACACACCTCCAGCCGTCAGGCTACCCAAGCCAAGCTGCAGCCGCTCCGCTTCCCGCTTTGCCGAGTCGAATGATGCGAATGCTGCGACGTATCCCGGCCTTGCCGTGTGCCGCAGTTCGTAGCGATCCACGCCGCACACCGTCACCTTCGCTACGATCCAAGGCCCAGACACCCGCGACATTGATTCACCGCGTGCCCAGATCATGCCAGCCCCCGTGAAACATTAAAATGGTTCCACGGGCTTCTGCTGCGTTTGTTTTGTCGCATTGGCGTGTAGGTATCAACCCTACTGCGTTCGTCGATCCTATGGGCCGTGGAACGTGCGTGGAACACTATCATGACTCACCCTTCTCAATCGGATGCGCCTTCAACCACTCCGCAACCTCAAGCCGTGCCAGGCGCTCGGCTTCTGCGCGCGGATATCCAGCGTAGAATTCGAAGATAGCGGCGCGCTCTTCGAACAGCTCTTTTGCGCATTCGTGCCGCTCACTCATGCCTCGCCTCCCATCTTCATTTTCCGCACAAGCGCGTTGATCTCCTGTAGCGACTCGTCAGCTGTCTTGCGCTTTGCTGCTGGCAGATCTGCAAACGACTTAGGGAGATCGCGAACAGCTGGCCTGATCTGATATCTGCTCTGACAAAGCGAATAGAACTCCCCCAGGTTTGGCGGGTACTTGAGTTCGACAGCCTTATCGAGCGCTTCCCTGATCGCTTCAGGCTGATCAAAAAATCCGGCCAGCTTGCGCGCCCACAATGCCTTTTTCTCGTCAGCGTCAACGCCTGCCCACTTGTCAGCAAACTGCGAACCGAATCCAGCAGCAAGCACAGCGAATATGCGCTCCACCCAGTCCGTGCGAAGCTCTGGCCGTGGATCGTATCGAACCGCAGCGCCGCTACTTCGCGAGTCGCAATAGTCCTGGAGAGACGTCACGTTCTTCGAGTTGGTTTGCATGTCGAATCCTCCCTGTAAGCGTTGCTACCGTTTCCGTGCGTGTTTCCGTAACCGTTTGTCGTCGTTGTCCGGCGGGGTGTTGATCCAAAAGCCAATAAGCCTTGAAGCCCATCCAACCGCGTTCGCAACACATGCCGAGAGCGTCTCCCAAGCTAAGGCCAGCGGCTTCGGCCTCTATGGCGATCCTGTCTATAGCAGTCCGTGTTGGCGTTGCGCGTTTAGCGCGACGGTGTGCTATCCAGTCGATAGCAATTTGATCGGGGACACCCAACGAAGACAGATGCGCACGCGCATCGAAGCGCGGAGCGCGTGTTGTTTTTGTCTTTTCTGTATCTGTATCTGTATCTGTATCTGTGTCTACAGCGTTACATGGCCGTTTCTGTAACGTTACATCAGCGTTACGCAGCTTTTCGCGATGCCTGCGGACCCGCTCTGCGCTTGAATCTGAGACGTATTGCCGCTTGTCCCAGGCGGTTGGCTTGTTGTCTTTTGTGATGAGTTTGCGCTGTATTAAACGAGCGCGCGTTTCTGCCCATTCTTCGTCCGAAATGCGCAATTGAAACGCTATCGCCGTTTCGTGTAACGTTACATCTCCGTTACAGCGAAAGCACAAAAGCATGATGTAGCGACGCTGGTCGACCTCGGACAACATCTGCACTTTTGGATCGTGAGCGAACTCAGCATAAAGTCGGAACCATTGATTTGCCACTACGCCACCCTCTTTGTTGTTAGTTGAAACTGTCCATTACCGACCGCACCTGCACCGACAGACCGCCACCATCAATCGCTGGGCCGACTTCTGCGGTGAGGTAGTTCACTTGACTATCGTTGTGATAAGCCACCCCCTGGAGCGCGTCTAGCGTCACCTTGATTACGTTGTCGAGATCAAGGCGCTGCTTGCTTGTTGCGCCTGATTTTGTGGTTTTCGGGTGAAACGTGATGTCGACCGCAACTACACCGAAAAGCGGCTCGAGGCCGGCATATTTCGCTACCAGGGCCACGACTCGCTTGTAGGCTTTCGCCTCGCTTGACACGTGCGTGATAGCGCCTGAATGCCGCCAGTAGCGATTGCTGCTGATTGGGTATGGTAGGCGCAGCACTGTCATTTCCAGCCTCCGTCCGTCAGCCCAAAAAAATACCGGCACCGCCAATTAGGCGGGCCGGGTGCGAAAGCCCGCTACGGCCAAGGGGTAGAAGCCGCAGCGGGAGGGGGGAGAGTGAGCGAGGCATTATGCCGCGTGGCGTGCTGGGGGCATTGCGCGCATTGAAAGCAGCTTCGAGCCGTCCGAATAGCGGACATCAGCCACTTTTCCCTGCGCTATCGCGCTCACCCATGCTTGCGATTTTCCCACGTAGTCGGCGATCTCCGTCTGGGAGAAGCCAGCGGCTTGAATCTCTTCGATGATGTTTTTCCAGTCCATGCCGCATTCTAACAGAAACCTGATAGCACATGTCAACAGCAACCCGGTCGGCTGACTTTCAGCAACCTTCAGCCGCAAAAAAAATTTCGTGATATCTAACAGATTCCTGTTGACATTGTTTATCAGCAACCTGATAATGAACTCATCGCAACACAATAACGAAGGGGAACGAGATGCAAGTCGGACAACAAGTTAAGTGCAACGGTTACAAGGGCCGCGTTACGGAAGTTTGCACCGGCCAGCTTTCTGGAATGGTTGTCGTCAGGCTCGAGCGCGGATCGGTTTGCGTTTCCATCGATGACGTTGAGCTTCTCTAACTCAAAAGAGCGTTTCTGGACTCGACCGGCAGCACTCGACTCCCCGCA